TCTTTCCTAAACGTAATAATTCGCTTCTATAGTCTAAATATTTACGAGTCTTAAAGTTTTCAAAATCTTCCGTTTTCATTATTAGTTTGTTTTATTATTTTCCATAAATGGCAGTTCTTCACCGGTAAACGAATATTCTGTGTTTATTTGTATTACTGTTCCGTTTAAACATACAGGGGTATCTTTGCTAAGTTCGGCAGACTGTAAAATGTTCTCAGGAAACATGCCTATATAAACTTCTGTTGGTCTATTGTTAAAGATAATGTTTAGCAAAAAAACTATTTGTTCATTGTTTAGTTTATTAACCAAGTCATGTAAATCTATTTGTTCATTTTCCTTCATTACTTGCACCCCACAATTTATCGAAGTTATCGTTAAAACATTGTTTAAAGGCTTTTTTTAATCTTTCTTGGTCTTTGGGTTTTATTCCGTAGTTATTTTTTAATTTATTTGAATAAGAAGATTCGAGTTCTGTCCTGTGTAAGTCATACATCAAACAATAAATAATGTCTTTCATTGTATTGATGTACGTTTCTCTACACTCTCTTTCAACGATTTCTTTGCTTAAATCCATGATTTGATCTTGCATGGTGTTTATTGTTTCATCGATGCTTTTTGATTTTTTCTTCGTCATTACTTTTCCTCGTACACGTACTTTCTGTTTAGGAAATCTTGATAATCTTCTATGTGTTTATCTTCCTGTCCTTTTCTTAAAATAGCGTTTTCTGATCTTTCCCAACGATAAGCATCAAATGAATACCTGTGTAAACGATCTAAGACTTCTCTTTTGCCAAACTTTTTGTTTATAGCGTTGTCTCCAAAAGCTATTTCAAAGACTTCTTCTATAAACTGCTCATCGCTCATTATTAACATTTTCTTTTCTATAGCCATATACTTAGTTCTAGTTCATTTATGTTTATTAAATCTTTATCCTTAACAAAATAAGCATGTCTGTTTGTTCCTTGTGGATCAGACCAGTATTCTTTGTTTTTTCCTTCTGCGCCCATCATCCAACCTTTTATATAGAAATTAGGTGCATCCGCATAAACTAATATGTATGGTCTATCGTCCTTATCATCATCATGCAGAATCAACCTTTTATTTGGATGATCTACTGTTCTTACTTGTAGTTTTCCTGAGTCGTCTGCTTGAAAGTTTCCTAAAGCACCTGACCACCATATTCCACCCCACTTAGAAACACATGCTTCGCCCATAGCACCGATTATATTTATCGCCCATGCTTGAGAGTCCGTAGGTGCGCCATACTTGCTTTTTCTTTTGTCTCTTATGTTTTGCACCATTCGCATTACACCTAACTGACTTGCTAAAAGCATTTCAGATGGTGTTAGTTCTACCTTTTGCCATTCTTCGAGAATTCTGTCCATGTTCTATCAGCCCATTCAATCGGATCAATGCCTTGCAAAGACCACCAATTACTTTCATTTCCGTGTTTATGTAGTTCTTCATGGTGTTTTTGACACAAGGGAACAGCAAACTGATCCCCTGTTCTTCTAAAACCCCTTGATCCTTCCATAACGTGTGTCATGTGATGCGCCTGTGAAGGCATAAAACACACTAGACACCCATGCGATCTGACAAGATTAAGATACCTTTGGCTTCTAACCTTGTCTGACCAATCATTAGAAAGGGATTTCGTCATCACGAAAGTCCTCTTTAACTTTTTGTTTTTCTTCTAAGACTTCTTTCAGTTTGTTTTCAGACTTAGAGTATCCAACAGATTTAGGTTTTGGTGTTCCTTGATAATAAATCTTGCCGGTTTCCCTAGCTTCTTTCTTCCAAGAATTTGCTTCATAGTCCTCTCCGTTTAAACGTAGTGTGACGTTCAAATCAGGTCTATTATCGCCTTCTTCTTTTCTTGTGTTTTTGTAGATACGGAGTCTGTGTTCTTCTCCGTTTACTTGAAAGAATACAGTCACATCTATTTCGCCACTTGTATTCTCGCTATTAGGAAAAATCCTAACGCTATCAGGATATTCTTTATCCATTTTCTTCTCCTTCTATTTGTGTTTCAGTCCAATCCATTTGTGAATCATCACCATATTCTGTGCCTACAAAAGTGACTTTTCCTTCGACACCATCTTCTGTTTTTATTTTTTCGGTATCACCATCTTTGGTAATGCTAACCATACAAATTGCTTCTAAAATATCATCGTGGCAATCATCTTGTAATGGTTTATCTGTCGTGATTACATAATGCCTAGTATCAAAAGTTGATTCTTCAATTTGATATACGTATTTACCCATTAGCTTTTCTCCTTTAGTTAAAAATGTGTTCGTGAATTAAGTTTCCATCTTCATCTTCAATTTGATAGTCGATATGCTCGTTTTTTGTAGATAAAATTTCGTCAACCACCCCTTTGTAATAAAGTTGCATAATTTCTTTATCATTCTTAGCTTGAACATCTATGTCTTGTAGTGATGATACCCTAGTGACCTTATAGGTTTTCATTGTCAGACACCTCCTCTAAATCATCAGGGTTAGAAATACATTCCCAATCACCTCCATTATCATCAACTTCATCAGTAGTGCCACCACCACTTAAAAAGATATCAACTGCTTCTTCATAACTGTTAGCTATAACCTCTGTTTCTTCTGTTATTGTTAATGTATTACTAAATATGTATTCTTTTTTTCTCTTACTCATCACTTTCTCCGACACTATCTTGTTGTAGTTTGTCTCTTAGAAATCCAAATTCTTGCCTTAGTTCTTCATGCAAATCAGGATGTACTTTCTTTAATTGAGCAATTTTGTCTTGTTTGCTTAACCATAGTTTTTCTATTTCTTTCATAGAATCTTCGATCAATCCTGACTCCTCTACTTCTGCAAGTTTTTTGCCATCCTTAATCATTGCATTAACAAACTTCCTTGCTTCTTTTGCAGAAGGTACGTCAGCTACAGGTGTTCCTTTCTTAACCTGTGCTGTTGCGCCCACATGGTCTGTGTCGGCTAATTGACCATCTTCATCCTCATCTGTTGCTAAACAAAGGATTGCACTCATTCCATATCTTCGCATGTATGTGAGCGCACTACCCATAGCCTGTGCGCCTTCACGCTGTGTACGTAAAGGTAGTTCGCATTCTATCCATTGACCTGACGTATGAAGTAGCCTTGTTTTTAAGGTGCTTCTGCCTTCGTGAAAACTAGGTAATTGCACGATTGATAATCCATGATCCGATGTAATAGGCAATATTGTCTCTATCATTGTCGCTAAATCAGCGTAAGCATAAGAATAGCTTTTGCCATCATGTGTCTTTACAGTCACCTTTTTTGTTTTTGGCAAAACCGGAAACTTAGCTTGTGCATCTGCTAACGCTTTTGCTATTTCGTTTAGTTCTTTGCTTGTTCTCATTAGTTGTAGCATTACTTCTCCTGTGTGTTCATTTACTTCCACTTTCTTCTCCTATTGCTTTGATTTCGTCTTGATATTGAGTACAAAACTTTGCGACATCACAAAATCTTTGACATTTTGTTGGTTCGCCTTTTCTTACTTCAATCATGTACCCTTCTTTTTTCTTTAAAATTTCTTCTGCTTCTTCCATAGAGTCGCAAACCTTAAATGCTCTCTTGGAATTTTCGTCTTTCTTTACTGCAAATTTATCCGGTCTCATCCATCTTTCTTCCGGAGTACACTCAGGAAGATTTATTGATGCCAGTTGGTGTGCTTCTACCTTCTGCCTAACAAATTCTTCTTGCTCTGCAAAAGTCCATAGGTCTATGTCTGTGACTACCACTTCTGTTTGTGGATATTTTGGATTTCTTTCTGCTTCAAATGATGAATGGTCACGGATAATATTGACAATTTTTAAGTCTTTGACTTCCTTGCCATTCCTACGTAGCAACCAAGCATATATGTTCAGTTGCTGTGTATCGCTATCTCGACCATTCATCACCGCATAAGCCTTACGAGTTTTCCAATCCATAAGGACAATGCCATCCGGATCAATTCTTTGAACATCTACCTGACCGCTTACTGTCCATCCGCTACAGTCAGCAAAGAAACGCTGTTCCACTATGTACCCCTTCGCTGTGCCACTTTCTAAAATGTTATGACACGCCCTTCCAAACAAAGACCACACTTGTTTTGAAACATCAACCACGATTTCATCATCGTGTTGATACTCAAGGAAGGCTTGACGAGGTGCTTTGAGCAAACCAGTCGCTGATATGTCTGCTTTGCCACGTGAATATGTGTCTCGCATAACTGCTTTAGCAAAAACTTCAGGTAAGCCTGTGTCGTTGGTATATTTCATATTACAAATCCTAAATGTAAATGTATCTTAAAACATGTTAAGATGTGTTGTCAAATAAAACCTGATTTATTTATATAAACCTGAAAATATGCCAAAAATATACAGCCAACAGTTCAAAGGAGAGTGTGTCTCAAAAGCAAATTCAAGAAGATTAGTGACCATAAAAGGAAAACCAAGATTCATAAAATCATCAAAGGCAATCGCTTTCGTAAAAGACGTACAAGCACAAGCAAAAAGAATTGAGCCACTATTGGAAGGTGATTTAGAAGCAAATATAAAAATTTATTACAGCAGTAGGAGACCTGATCTGGATGCTTCTCTGGTTCTGGATGCTCTGGAAGGTCTCTGGTACAAGAATGATAGACAGTTTAAACGGCTAGTGCTGGAGAAATATTTAGATAAAAAAAACCCAAGAGTAGATGTTTTTGTGAATGAAATAAGTGATTGGGATGAGTCAGGTTTGGGAACAAAAACACGATTTTGAGTTATAGGAGTCATCGCTACAACCCATGCATGAAAATTGTTCCCTCACCTTTCCAACAAAATAAAGTGAATTAAACACTTTGGAGTGTCATATTGAGTAAACAACTTGACTAAGAAATAATTATAGTTTAAAAATAAAAACTTAACAAGTTTTCGGATAAGACGGATCGGCTTGTTAAATTACTGGTTAGATTGGGATGTGGACGTAGCCAAAAGCGATGCCGAAAGACTGAACGCTGTCCACCTTGAAGCGCATATTTTAAGGAAGTAGCAGTCAAATTGTGTGGTTAGCGCAACTAACACAATGCGCACTATCGAGGTTGATTCGGTGAGCATGTGCAATAGGTAAAACCTGTACTTGTACAGGATGTTTGCCTATGCGCAAATTCTCGGATTTCATCGGAAAGCATGTAGAGGTTATAGCGATAAGATAGAAATAAAATTCCAACAAAATTAAAAAAAATTGAGGAGTAAATAATGAGTAAAGAATACGCTTTTGAGGGGAAAGTCATCAGACTTACCAAAAAAGATTACGATACGTGGCGAAAAACTTTCAAGAACATACCTAACCTAGATGCAGTATTGATGTCTAGGGATGTATGGCTTTCGCAAGAAGCAGACGATAAAGCAAGAAAAAGATGGTTCATTTCAACAGTAAATTATTTAGTGAGTGTTGATGCAAAGTTTGCCAAAGAAAACAAAACGGACGATAGCGGAAGAAAAGTAGATTCTTCCGGCAAAGCAATATTTAAGAGGATGCCATGAATACAACAACAGAAATTACTAAACCGATTTACCAAAAACTAGAAGAACAGGGGATAACTTTAAGAAACTACGATGAAGGACAGCACAAAACAACATGTCCACAATGTTCGCCCAATAGAAAAAACAGTCGTGATCCATGCTTGAGCGTAAATATAGACACGCAAGGCGCAAGATGGAGATGCCATCATTGTCAATGGGAAGG